AATAAAATTTTTGATAATTTGTATAATGAGGATTAAATGGCAACTTCGGATTCAAGAGACTTTGATTTAGATGTAGGTGAGATTGTAGAAGAGGCGTATGAAAGATGCGGTCTTGAAGTTAGAACAGGTTATGATGCAAGAACAGCTAGACGTTCTCTTAACATTATGTTCTCTGAATGGGCAAATAGAGGACTTAACTTATGGACAGTAGATTCTGCGACACAAGCTCTTACAAGCGGAACATCTAGTTATACTTTTACTTCTGATTACACAGATTTGTTAGAGGTTGTTCTTAGAAGAAGTGGCACAGATTTTAGTATGTCAAAAATATCGAGAGGTGAATATCTAAACTTACCAAACAAAACTCAAACAGGTAGACCTTCACAGTATTACTTTGATAGACAAATTACTCCTAAAATATTTTTGTGGCCTACTCCAGAAAATAGCACAGATACTTTAGAGTATTTTTATGTTAGAAGAATACAAGATGTGGATACTCTACAAAATACATCAGATGTTCCTTTTCGTTTTTTACCTTGTATGGTGGCAGGTCTTTCGTACTATCTATCAATAAAACGTGCACCAGAAAGAACACAGCTACTAAAATCTGTGTATGAAGAAGAGTTTCAAAGAGCAGCAGCCGAGGATGAGGATAAGGTGGCTTTAACTTTAACACCCGATATTAAATACTTGAGTGTCTGATGGGACGATTTGCTACAGGCAAAAACTCTTATGGTATATCAGACAGATCTGGGTTTCGTTATCGTTTACGAGATATGAGAAAAGAGTGGAATGGCTTGTTGGTAGGTAAAGATGAGTTTGAACCTAAACATCCACAAATAGATTTACGAGTAAAGACAGCAGATGCTGAAGCAATTAAAGATGCTAGACCAGATAGAGAGGAACCATCTGTTTCTGTTATTTTACCTCACAATCCATTTAAAACTGGAAGTGGTGGAAGCAGTCCTACAACTGTCACAGTAACTGAACCAGGTCATGGAAGATCTGCTTCAAGCACAGTTCGTTTTAGAGATGTGTCACCTTTTGATGGTATATCAAGTGCTACTATACAAGGTTCATCTGGCTTTACAATTCAATCTGTGGTAGATACAAATAGGTACACTATAAGCGTAACTGCTACAGCTACGTTAGGTAATACCACAGGTGGTGGCGGTATTGCATCTGCTGGACCCGTGACGTTGGAGAGTTAAATGAGTTATACATTAACAACATTAAGAACATCTATCCAAGATTATACTGAGAATGATGAAACAACTTTTGTTTCTAATTTAAGAAACTTTATTCGATCTACAGAAAATCGTCTTTTTAAGATGATTGACTTTGAAGTTTTTCGTAAAAATGTAACAAGTGCTACGACTTCTTCAGATAGATTTTTGTCTGTTCCAACAGATTTCTTTTCACCTTTTAGTTTATCAATAACAGTTTCAAGTAACTTAGTTTTTCTATTAGAAAAAGATGTGAACTTTGTTCAAGAATATCATCCTAATCCATCTGTGACAGGTGTCCCCAAATATTATGCACGATTTGATGTGGATAATTTTATATTATCTCCTACACCTAATAGCAACTACCCAGTTGAGCTACATTATTATTACAGACCAACAAGTTTAGCTGATAGCACAGTTGAATTAACTGTTTCTTCAGCATCAAGTTTTTCTGTAGGAGAGACGATAACAGGTTCTTCTAGTGGTGTTACAGCTACGATTAAAAGTAAAAACGATAGTACAAATAAATTAACTATTATTGTGCCTACAACTAGTTTTACTAGTGGTGAAACAATAACAGGTAGTACAACCTCTCATAGTTCTGCTATATCATCAATATCAAGTGATACCACAACCTCCTGGTTAAGTGATAATGCAATTAATGCTTTACTTTACGGATCGCTTGTAGAAGCGTATATTTTTATGAAAGGAGAGGCAGATGTTATACAGTTGTATGAAAGAAGGTTCATGGAAGAAGTAAGTCGTTTAAAAGATTTTGGTGAATCAAGAGAAAATAATGATGCTTATAGACAAGGATTACCTCGTAGGCAAAGAACATAGGAGATAAATTATGGCAACCTCAAATGCAGCAACTACCTATTTAGAGCATAGGATACTTAATTTTATATTTAATAATAATGCACAAGTATCCAGTGCCAACTTTGGTAGTGGTAATTCAAACGGATTAGGAAGTAATATATACGTTGGATTGGCTACTGCTGTTTCAAACTTTGATGACAGCACGGGTGAGTCGGCAGATGCAGGTTCTGTATCGGTTACAGAAGCAACTTTTGGTGGATACGCAAGAGTACAAACTACTGCTTGGACACTGGTATCGCCTACAGCAAATCAACAAACTGCAAAGAATACAAATGCAATTGATTTTGCAGCTAAGACAGATAGTGGAACGCAAACAATAACTCATGTGTTTATTAATGATAGTTCCAGCTCTAGTGGCAACAATAACTTTCTGTTTATTGGAGCGTTAGATGCAAGTAAGACATTAGCAGAGGGTGATATATTTAGAATTAACGCAACAAACTTAAGTATAGAGTTGAAGTAATGGCTTTAGTAATAAAAGATAGAGTTAAAGAAACCACAACCACTACAGGAACTGGAACATTTAACTTAGCTGGTGCAGTAAGTGGTTTTGAAGGTTTTATTCAAGTTGGTGATGGTAACACTGTTTATTATGTTTGCACAGACAATACAAGTTTTGAAATTGGTATAGGAACATTTACTGATGGTGATCCTGACACTCTTTCAAGAGATACAATACTACAAGCTAAAGACGTTCCAAATAGCACGACAGATCAAAAAGTAGATTGGGGTTCTGGAACAAGAACAATATTCTGTACTTACCCTGCTGATAAAGCAGTGTTTAAAGATGCAAGTAATAATATTAATGGCACATTTGTTGGTAATGTTACAGGAAATGTAAGTGGAACAGCCGCAACTGTTACGGGTGCGGCACAAACAAATATCACATCTGTGGGAACTTTATCGAGTCTTACAACATCTGGTGATATAACTGTAGGAGATGACCTTACAATCAATGGTGGTGTTATTGATTTTAAATCAAACAGTGGATCACCAGCTTCACTTAAAATGTATTGTGAAGTATCTAATCAACATTTTCAAACATTACAACCACAACCACATTCGGCTAGTGCTGAAAACACTTTAAGATTACCTGACAGTGGTGACGATGGAACACAAGATTTAGTTGCTGTGGATATAACACAAACTCTTACAAACAAAACATTAACTTCACCAAAAATAAATGAAGATGTAGCACTTACGGCAACAGCTACAGAGTTAAACTTGTTAGATGGTGTATCTGGTTTAGTGCAAGCTGACTTTACTAAATTAGCTGCTATTGATTCCACTGCAACAGAGCTTAACATTTTAGATGGAGTAACAGCTACAACAGCAGAGCTTAACATTCTAGATGGGGTTACTTCAACTACAGCAGAATTAAATATTTTAGATGGCGTAACTGCAACGGCATCAGAGCTTAACATCTTAGACGGAAAAAGTTTTGTAGACGAAGATGACATGGCGAGTGACAGTGCTACAGCGATTGCGTCACAACAGTCAATTAAGGCTTATGTTGATGCTCAAAAAGCTGATATGCAGTTTGTTTTAGAAGATGGTGATGGCACAGAAGTACAGATTACAAAAGACAAAGAAGTTAAATTTGTAGAAGGTGGTGGTTTAGATATAAACTGGACAGACACTTCTACTGGTTCAGATGGCGATCCGTATGATTTAACATTTACTGTGAACGCATCACAAACAGGTATTACATCACTTACCAATGCAAGTTTAGTAATAGGTCGTGATGCTGACAATGATATAGACTTTAGCACAGATAATCAAATTACATTTAGGGCAAATGGTGCAGACCAGATAAAACTTTCTGATGGTGCTTTAGCTCCTGTTACAGATAATGATATAGACTTAGGTACGTCTAGTTTAGAATTTAAAAATGCTTTTTTTGATGGAACAGTAACTGCTGATGCTTTTTCTGGGCCTTTGACAGGTAATGTAACAGGTAATGTCAGTGGCACAGCAGCAACTGTAACAGGTGCAGCACAGTCTAATATTACATCATTAGGAACTCTTACTACACTTACAGTTGATAATGTAATTGTTAATGGCACAACAATAGGACACACAGATGACACTGATCTAATGACAGTTGCAGATGGTGTATTAACAGTTGCTGGTGAAGTATCAATGACCACTTTAGATATAGGTGGAACAAATGTTACAGCTACAGCAACAGAGTTGAACATAATGGATGGTGTTACAGCAACCACATCAGAATTAAATATAATGGATGGTGTAACCTCTACAACAGCAGAACTAAATATTCTTGACGGAGTAACAGCCACAGCGTCTGAGCTTAATATAATGGATGGGGTGACTTCCACAACAGCAGAACTTAACATTCTTGATGGTGTTACAGCAACGGCATCAGAGTTAAATTTATTAGATGGAAATACATCTGTTGGTAGTTCAATAACAGTCTCTGACTCAGATGGTATTGTTGTAAATGATGGTGGAACAATGAAAACAATACCTGCATCAGATATAAAAACATATGCAGGAGGTACATCTGCAACAAAAGGGTTCGCTACAGCTATGGCGATTGCCTTGTGAATAGGAGAATGTAATGGCACAAGATTTTGAAAGAGATAAAGCAAGGAATGTGGGAACAACTGCTTCTACTTTAAGAACAGCAAATTCAGATGATGCTATAGTAGGAATAAATGTAGCAAATACAACAACAAGTCAAATTACAATAGATGTATTTATCAATGATGGCTCAAATGATTTTTACATTGTTAAAAATGCACCAGTTCCTAGTGGTGGAGCAATTCAAATTTTAGATGGTGGTGCTAAAATTGTTATGCAGAATAATGATGTTTTGAAAGTGCAAAGTAGTACAGCAAGTTCAGCAGATGTTTGGGTTTCTGTTGTTGATGCCATTAGTGAGTAGGAGATAATATGCCATACATAGGTAAAGATGTAGCAACAGCGTATCAAAGTACAACAGCCGTACAAAGATTTAATGGTGACGGCAGTGATACAACATTTACATTAACAACAGCCGTAAGTTCTGTACAAGACGTGCTTGTATCTGTAGATGGCGTGGTACAGGATACAACAGCTTATACAATACCTGATGGTACAACTCTAACTTTTACTGCCGCACCTTCAAGTGGAACAGGTAATATATTCGTAAACTACCTAGCTCCTCAAGCATCTACAATAACACCTGCTCCTGAGAACAAAGGTAACTTTAAAGGTGGTGGATTGTTCAGAACAAATGCTCAATCATTAACAGCAGATATAACAATACTTGCTACAGAGAACGCTAACGTCACTGGCCCATTTACAGTTGCAAGTGGAGTGACTCTTACAATAGAATCAGGTGGAACATTGGTAACATTATGAGTACATTATTAGCAGATACAATTAGAAAAACTGGTGGTTCATTAGGAGTAGACATAAGAATTAAAAACACTTCTGTGTATGAGTCAGATGGTGGAACAAGTGTTACACAGAATATGGTGCAAGGTTTGTGTAAGGCTTGGGTGCAATTTGATGGTGACGCTACTGATGCGGCAGCACGAGACTCAAATAATGTAGGCAGTATGACAGACCATTCAACAGGAACTTATAGTGCTAATTTTACAAATAATATGGCAAACGATGATTATGCTTTTGCACTAGCAGCGAATAACAATGATACAGGAACAGGAATGGTTACAGGGGATAGTGGACATCAAACTGTTGTAGCCGTAGGTTCATTAAAGTTTAGTTTTACAGGTGCATCAAGTAATTTAGTAACAGATACTGTTATAGGTTCTGCTATGATTATGGGAGATTTAGCATAATGGCAAGTCAACTTAAAGTAGATACAATAACAGGTGTAACAACGGCAGGAAGCATTGCTGTTACAGGAGAGGGCAACAGTACAACAACAAACTTGCAACAGGGTTTGTGTAAAGCATGGGGTAGTTTTACAAGTGAAGGCACGTTTACTGAAAATGATTTATTTAATACTTCTAGTATTACAGATTCAGGAACTGGTAGTGCAAGACCTAATTGGACTAATCTTTTTGCAAATGCTAATTATGCAACAACTATGTCGTGTGAGGACAGTTCTGATTTTCATGGTATGATGCAACAAGTATCAAACCCTTCAACATCATTTGTTAATATTTTAAGTGCTAGTGCTTCAAATTCAGCTAGTGATGTTGAGTTTGGATTTTATATGTGTATGGGAGATTTAGCGTAATGGCAAGTGAACTAAGAGTAAATACGTTAAAGGATGCAAGTGGCAATAACTCTGTAGCAACGAGTGTGGTGTTTGGTGGTACAGCAAAAGCTTGGGTTAATATAAATGGCGATGCAAGTACACCTGCTTCAAGAGATTCACATAATGTGGGTTCAATAACAGATGTATCAGCAGGTCAATACCACTATGCAATAACAAGTGCTATGTCTGATGGAGATTATGCTAGAACAGTTTCGGCAGGAGATTCTGGAGTAAGAAGAGTAGCTGATACAGGTGCAGCAGTTTCAAATACTTCAGTATTAGGTATAATTATTACAGAGGATATGTCAGGAAGTTTAGCAGATGTAGATGATGCAAACGGAGTAATACACGGAGATTTAGCATGAGTAAAGCAGCAGAATTAGCGGCATTTATAGCAAACCAAAGTTCAGCAAATGTTGCTTCAAAAAATATTATAATAAATGGTAATATGGCTGTTGCACAAAGAGCAACAAGTTCAACTTCCACTGGCTATCAAACTGTAGACAGATTTCAAATGGGAACTTCTGGTGTTGACGAAGGTCCTACCCAAGCACAGGTTGATGTATCTAGTGGAACTACACCATACACTTTGGGATTTAAAAAAGCATTAAAAATAACAAATGGAAATCAAACAAGTGGTGCTGATGCAGGTGATATTATAGATGTAAAACATGGCATTGAAGCACAACATATAGCACAAAGTGGGTGGGATTTTAAGTCAGCTTCTAGTTTTGTTACTTTAAGTTTTTGGGTAAAATCAAGTGTTGCACAAAACTTTTTTGGTCTTGTTAGAACATTTGATGGAACAGCATTTAATTTTCCTTTTTCAACAGGTTCTTTAACTGCTGACACTTGGACAAAAGTTACAAAAACAATTCCGGGTAATTCAAATTTAACGATAGATACTGATAATGGGGAAGGTTTACAGATAAGATGGCATATGTTTCTTGGTACAGACAGAACGGCAAGTGTTACTGAAGATACTTGGGTGGCTTTTGACACCACACAAAGAACACCTGATAATACCTCAACTTGGTACACAACAAATGATGCAACATTTGAAATTACTGGTGTTCAGTTAGAGGTGGGAGAAGTTGCTACACCTTTTAAACATGAAAGTTTTGGAGATAATTTAAAACGCTGTAAAAGATATTTTATTAGGTATAGTAATAGTGGTAATTACGCCATAGGTGCTGCTGAAGATGGCACAAGAGGAATATTTGCTTTTCCTGCTCCTGATATGAGAGCAGCACCAACAGGAACTCAAGGTACTCTAACATTAGGTGGTGGTATTGGTTCTCCACCATCTGTAACAGATATTTCATCTGTAACTAATTCAGGACATGGATTAGATGTGCTTCTTACTGTTGGTTCAGGATTGACTGCAAAGGATGCTCTTAGAATTAGGGCAACAGATACGGCATCTTTTCTCGCATTTGATGCAGAATTATAGAGGATTATATAAATTATATGAATATAACATCAGCTAAATATTTAAAAAATTTGGAAAATGAAAACTCTATTGTTAAGATTGTTGCAGATGGAGAAACTTTATTTGTGCCACTAGATGAAGGCAACAGACACTACGCTGAAATCAAACGACAAGTTGATGCAGGTGAACTAACAATAGAAGAAGCAGACTAATGGAAGTAAACCCAATACTATTTTGGAATGGACTACTAACACTCGTCATAGCACCTGCTATATGGGTGTTTCGTGGTATGTTTATGGAAGTAAAACGCTTGGATATTCTTCTCAATAAGACACGAGAGGAATATGCAA